CACGACAAGGAAAACATTCGAAAAATGCCCGTCGAAGCAACCAAGTATTGCATGTATCCCGATCATCATACGTTCGAAGAAATCTATAAATGGATGGATGAAGTTTAGGGCTCGTAACGACCTGGAAAGCAAAACACCATGTCAACCCCCTTTGAACACCTTTCCAACCACCGATAGACCCCCGATCGACCCCTGATCGTCATTTTCGCTAAAAACCCCATGCTATGGTGGCCATGAAAAGATGGACCACCATGGATGGGGTTTTTGTTTATGCCGCTTTTGTTGACCGCGAGTGAATATTCGGAGTTGCGGGCCGCCTACATCAAGCTGCTCAAGGGCGAGCGGGTGGTGTCTACGACGACCGCCGGCAAAACGATCGAGTATTACCGCACGGCGGCGGACATATCTACGATCGAGAAGCTGCTGGAGCAATACGAGGCGAGCGCCGCGGGCCGTGGCGGTACACTGATGAGGGTGTCTTTTAAAGATGCAACCTGACGAACAAGGCAAGGGCAACTGGCTGGACCGCATGATCGGTTATTTTGCGCCGGAGACCGCGGTGCGGCGGGCTGCGGCGCGTGAGTTGCTCGGCCAGTTCCGGGCGGCGGATGTTACGACGCTGCGGGCGGACTGGCTTTTTTCCGATGGTGCGGGGCAGACGCCGTCAGGATACGAGTTATCGGCCTTGCGTGAGCGGTCGCGGGATGCGGTGCGCAACGATGCGGTGGCCGCCGGGGTGATGGAGACTTACGGCACAAACGTGATCGGCACGGGGCTGCGGCCTCAGAGCCGGATGCGCGCCGATGTGCTGGGGATGGCGCCGGAAGCGGTCAAGGTGTTGCAGCGCCAGGCGGAAGCGGCCTGGGCGGTGTTTTCGAAGATGGCTTCGGCGGACAACCGCCTGACGATGGACGAATTGCAGTTTCTGGCGCTGTGCAAGGTGATCGAGGACGGTGAAGCGATCGCCATCCCCACCTGGGCCGATGAGCCGTGGCGGCCGTTCGGGCGCTGCGTGGAGCTGCGGGTAAAAAAGATATCCAGAACGGCATCCGCTTCGGCCGGCGCGGTCAGCCGTTGGCGTATTTCATCAAACAACCCGGGGCGACGATGGCCAGCAACGAGGTGCCGGCGTTTGACCGCCAGGGGCGCCCGATGGTGCTGCACATCTTTCCGACCAAACGGCCCGGCCAGCAGCGCGGCATTCCGGTGCTGGCACCGGTGCTGGTGAAGTTGCGCGATCTTTCCAAGTTCCAGGAAGCCACGCTGGTGACCGCCCGGGTGGCGGCCTGTCTGGCGGTATTCATTACCCAGCAAAATCAGTTCAGTAATTTTGGCACCGAGACCACGGACAGCAGCGGGACGGCTTTTTCGGAAATCAGCCCGGGCATGGTGGCGCGGCTGAAATCCGGCGAGGGCATCAATGTGGTGCAGCCCAACCAGCCAGGCGACAACTATGTGGGCTACGTGGAGAGCCTGCTGCGTCTGGTGGGCGTTGCGCTGGGCCTACCCTATGAGCTGATCCTAAAAGACTTTTCGAAGACGAACTATTCGTCGGCCCGGGCCGCCTTGCTCGAAGGCCGGCGCGTGTTCATCCGCTGGCGCAAGTGGATGGCGGATAAGTTCTGCCAGCCGATCTGGGAGCTGGTGCTTGAAGAGGCTTTTTTACGCGGCACGTTTGCGGCGCCGGATTTTTACCGCTTCAAGCACGAGTATTGCCGGGCGCTGTGGGTGGGCGGTTCCTGGGGCTGGGTCGATCCGGTCAAAGAGGTCCAGGCGTCGCGGCTGGCCATCGATTACGGCCTGTCGACGCTGGCCGAAGAGAGCGCGGCCCAGGGGCGCGACTGGGAAGAGACGCTGGATCAGATCGAGCGCGAGCAGGTCTACAAGCCCAAAGTGCGTATCGACCGGGCGGCCAAGGCGGACCCCAACGAAGGAAAGCAGGACAATGAACGATCCGAAGAAAAATGAGGCCAAGCAGGATTATCTGAAGCGCTGCACGGATGCGGCCGTGAAGGCCGGCAAGGACAGGCGCGGGGCCTTTGCGGCCTGCAACGCGGTATGGGACAGCAAGCACAACGCCTCGTTGGCGGTTACCGTGCCGGTATCGATCACGGCGCTTTCGGCCGAGCAACTGGCGGCCGGCGGCGATGACGCCCGGCGCGGCTTTTTGATCACGGCCAAGACCGGCAAACCGGTCCAGCGCGGATACTATGTGCTGGCCATCGATATGGCCGGGGTTCGCACGGACCCCAAGATGCCGATCCTGCACGAGCACGAGCGCGACCGCGTGGTGGGTTTCGGCCAGGCCTACAAGGACGGCGACAATCTTTTCATTGAGGGCGAGTTCTCCAAGGTGACCAAAGATGCCCTGGAAGTACTCCAACTGGCCGACGAGGGTTTCCCCTGGCAGGCCTCGGTGGGCATCTGGCCGGATCAGTACAAGATCCTGGAGAGCAAAAAGGAAGTCGAAACGGTCAACGGGTACGAGGTGCGCGGCCCGGCGATCGTCTATCAGAAGTCACATGTGCGCGAGGTGTCGTTCGTTGCCCTGGGCGCTGACCCGGACACGGCGGCGATCGCGCTTTCCGAGGACCTCGACCCCGGGGTCGAAATCACACAAAGGAGTGAACCGATGGACAAAGAGCAGTTGAAGAAGGAGCACCCCGAGCTGTTCGAGGCGATCACCAGCGAGGCCTTTCAGCTTGGGCAGACGACGGAGCGCGGCAGGGTGGTTGAGCTGCTGGAGGCCGGCGCCGACCCGGTGGCCACCCTGACGGCGGTCAAAGAGGGCACCGGCGCGGCCGAGGCCTTCAAGGCCTTTTACGCGGCCGAGAAGCAAAAGCGGGCCGATGGCCTGCAAAACCTGGCGGCGCTGGCACCCGCGTCCCAGGGCTCCGAACCGCCGGCCGAGCCGGCCCCCCAAAGCGGGGATGCGGCTTTGATGGCCGCGGCCCGCAAGTTTGCGGCCGAAAACGGCCTGTCGCTGGAAAAAGCCCTGGATCAGGTCAAGGTCAGCCGGCCGGATCTGGTGCGTTCCTGGAAGCCGGTGGTGTAGGGCTTTAAAACCGAAGAGACCGGCGGGCATCGCCTATGACCGGGCAACGACTCAGGGAAAGGAGTAGGGCAACATGGCACACGATTTTGGAGGGCGGGATGTATCTTTCATCGCCTATGAGGATTTGAGTTCGTACCAGTACCACTTCGTCACGATGCAGGATCAGAACAACGTGCGCCTGATGGATGGGGCCACGGAGTTTCCCATCGGCGTGCTGCAAAACGCGCCGGAGGCGGGCGAAGCGGCCCTGGTGCGCATCGAGGGCACCAGCAAGCTCAAGATGAATGCGGCCCTGGCGGTCACGGCCCTGGTCAAGGCGGAGTACGTGGGCGCCGCGGACACCGGCAAGGGCGATGCAGCCGATACCGAAGGCGACATCGTGCGCGGCGTGGTGATCGTGCCCAGCGGGGCCGAAGACGATGTGGGCACGGTTTTGCTGTGCGTTCATGAGATGAGCGTGCCGGCATAACAGCCGGCGCGATCCTGGATCTTAGCGGCGGCGGGCCGTCAATCAACCAATAATCATCAAGAGGAGATAAGAAAAGATGCAACCCACACCCAAAGACGCCCACAAGGACGCGGCCCTTTCGGCGGTTTCCATCATGCACCGGAACCAGCGATTCATCGCCGATAAGATCTTCCCCATGGTGCGCGTCACCAAGCAAAGCGATTACTACTACAAGTTCCTGCGCGGGGCCTGGTTCCGCAATGAGGCCAAGGTGCGCGCCCCTGGCGGGCGGGCTGCGGTCGGTGGATACCCGCTGACCTCTTCGCTCTACAAGTGCCAGGAGTATGCCTTCCAGCACCCGGTGCCCATCGAGCTGATCAACAATTCGGATGCGGCCCTGAAGCCGTTCGAGTCCGGCACGCGCTTTGCCACCAACAAAGTGATGCTGGCCAAGGAAGTGCTGGCTTCGTCCCTGGTGACCACCACGGCCAACTGGGCCAGCGGCAGCAGCGAGGACGCGGCCGGCGGTTGGGCTTATGATGCCACCACCAACACCTTTATCCCGGACGTGGAAGCGGCCCGGGAGACGGTGCGCAAGCTGATCGGGGTCTACCCCAACAAGATGGTGATCAGCGCCAACACCATGGCCCACCTGAAGCAGAATCCGTCCGTGCTGGACCGCATCAAGTACACCGGCACGTCCGGCAACCCGGCGGCGGTGACGGCATCCGCCCTGGCGGCCCTGTTCGAACTGGATGAAGTGCTGATCGGCTCGGCGATCTATTCGGACGCCGAAGAGGTGGTGGCCGGCACCGATTTTAACGCCGTCAACCTTTGGGAGACCAACGCCACCAAGGGCGGCGCCCTGCTCTATTACTCGCCGCCGGCTGCGGCCCTGGAAGAGCCGGCCACGGGCTATTGCTTCAACTGGGCCGGTTCCGAAAGCGAAGAGATGGATCTGCTGGCGGTGGCCGGCAATGACAACCCCATGCGGGTGGTTGATTACTGGTGGGATAAAGACACCAAGTCTTTCCAGGTGCGCGCCTGCGAGTACTTCGATCTGGAGCTGACCAGCAATATTTCCGGGTACTATTTTTACGACACCATCGTGACCTAAGACGGGATTCAAGCCGTTATGGATCTGTACGATCTTTTCGCAACCATCCGCGACGCCGTGGCCCAGGATGCCAACCTGGGCGCCTGGGCCACGACGAATTACAGCAAGTCGGTGACGGTGTTTGCCGGGCTGCTGGAAGGCGAAATGCCGGATGCGGAAACCCATGCGCCGTTTGTGGTGCTGGGCGATCCGGCGGACGCGCGCGGTATGGAATCCAGGGTCATCGAGTACGCCATCGAGGGCTATGTGTGCGTGGCCACGGGCGTCTTGCGGACCGACAGCCTGGACAATGTGGTCGAACCGGCGGGACTGGAGGCGATCACGGATTTTGTGCGCCTGCTGCGTGCGGCGATTCAGGCGGGCCTGCCGGATAATGTCTTTTTAGTGGATTTCAATTCGGCGTTCGATACCACGGGCGCGGGTGGGGCCGTCAACGGCTTTTTCGATGTGACGCTGGTCGAGCATTTAACCATTGGATCGAACCCGCTGGCGTGATTGCTGCGGGCCTGAAAAATAGGAGTATTTCGCCATGACCCAGCAAAAAGGCGCCAATGCGGCGATTCTGATCGGAGTCCAGTCCGACATTTCGACCAAAGCGACGGCGGCGGTCAAGATGCCGGTCAATACGTGCGAGGTGGTGCCCAACCAGGCGATCAACAAGCCGGGCACCCTGACCGGCGGGCGCAACCCGGTGCAGCCGTTTCGGGGGAATAAGGACGTTGGCGGCGGCCTGGTGATCCCGGTCGACGGCCGGGCCATGTGGTACTGGCTGCAACTCATGTTTGGCGACCCGGTCACGGCCGGCGGAACGGCGGCCACCTGGGTGGCGTCGACAAACTACGCCTCCGGGGCACTGGTGCTTCCCACCGTGCCCAATGGCCGATACTACGAGGCCACCGCCGATGCAGGCTCGGCCGGATCCACCGAACCCACCTGGCCCACGACGGTGGGCGCCACGGTGGTAGATGACGGCATCACCTGGACCTGCCGGGCGTTCGTTCACGAGTTCAAGATCCCTTCCAGCCAGCCGTTCTTCACTCTTGAAAAGCAACTGGCCGACCTGACCACGACGTTCGAGAAGTACGTGGGCTGCAAGATCGGATCGTTCGCCATGGAAGTGGGCGGCGACGGCGAGCTTACGGCCACGCTGAACGTTCTGGGGGCTGATTTTGATTTTAACGACACCAGCTCTATCGATGCTTCGCCCACCGACGCCACGGCCATGCTGGACCGCGTGTCCAACTTCCAGGCGGCGCTGCTTGAGGGCGGCTCTACCCTGGGCAATGCGCGCACCATTTCGATCAATGTGGACATGGACCTGGACGGAGAGCAGTTCGTGATCGGCGGCGGCGGCGTGCGCGGAGACATTCCCGAGGGCGTGGTGGGGGTTTCCGGCCAGTTGGTGGTGCTGTGCGACGATGACGCCTTCACCCTGATCAACAAGGGTTTGAACGTCACCGAAACCAGTTTGAAGCTGACCATCACCGATACGACCACCAACATCTTCGAGGTCGAGCTTCAGGAAGTGGAAGTGGCGGTCACCGGCGTGCCGATCAACACGCCGCGCGGGTTGGTGGTGACGCTGGATTACCAGGGCTTTTACACCAACGGCAGCGAAGCTTCGGCCGTGGTCATGCGGCTGACGAACATCGACCAGCACCCGGCGGCATAAAAGTGGCAGAATGCGCGCCGGCTTAACGAAGGCTGGCCGGTGCGCGGCTTCAAGACCTGTGCCGTATCTGGTGTTGGGGCCGGGTACGGCACAGGCTGAAGCATAACGGGCGGAAAGCAAAGGAGCGGCGGAAAATGCGACAAGTAAAGTTGAGCAATGGCGAGGTGATCGTGGTCAAGCCGATTACGCGCGGCCAGATCCGGGCGCTGGAGCCGCTGGGGATAACGCCGGCGGGGATTATGGGCGGGATTACCTCCGAAAACTACGCAACCGTGTTCGATGCGGTGGTGGCCACCCAGGTATCGGTCGAATCTATGGAAGCGCTGGCCCTGCCGGATTACCGGGCGCTGTTCGATGCTGTTTTCGCCGAGACCTGGGGCAAGAAGGAAGAGGAAAAAAACTTGTTGACGCCTGGGCCTACCGCTCAGGCAGGGAGCAATTAGAGAGATGCGCCGAGTGCCGACGGTGGAGCGACAAGCTGGCGGAGCCGACGCCGTGCGATGCGTGCCGGTGGGCCGACGAGGCGCCAGCGCTATGGCCGGAAAACGCCGAGGCGTGGCAGTTGTGGACGGCGGCCGGTACTCAGTGGCGTTCGGGTGGCTGTGGGCGCTTGGGACTGGATTACGTGGCCGTGCGCCTTTGCGCCCGGTGGCTGGGGATGGATTGGTCGCTGGGGCTGTGGCGCAAGATCCAGGCCCTGGAGCGGTTCGAGCTGGGGCGGTCATCGGGAACGGATGGTGGCGATGCTGCAAGTAACGGCGATCGTTGACGGGGTGGATCGGGCGGTGGTGGGCTTTAAAAAGGCCCAGGCCGATGCGCTCAAGGCGGAGAACACGGCGGTGCGCGTGGAGGGCTTTCGCCTGATGCGCCTTTTACGGGCCGAGATCCGCAAGGGGGCCCCGGGCGGCCATCGCTTTGCGCCGCTGTCGATGATCCGCCGCACCCTGGGGGCGAGCGGAAGACTGCGGGGCAATAACCCGCTTGCGCGGCTGTCGCGGGCCATCGGGTACGAGGTGGCGGGCCAGTCGCCGTTCGCGCTTAAAATCGGTTTCGTTGGTCCTGCCGCTTCTACCACCTGGCGCAAAATTGCGGAGGCCCAGCAGGCCGGGTTCTCAACGTCTGCGGATGCAACGTATTTCAGGCGGCGCAACGAGACTATCCGCGAATTTCTGGCCCAGCAGGGGGCGCGCATCGACAAGTCCATGTTCGGCGGCAAAAAATCACGGCGCCGCAATGTCTTCTTTTTGCGCAAAACCACGCAAAGCCTGCGCACGCCGGCGCGGCCGATCATCGATCCGTTCTGGGATGCTCACGAAAAAACGGCGCGGGCCAATATCCGAAGCAATTTCATCCGGAAGATGCGCGGCGAGCGCATTTAGGCGCCGGCGTCTGAATACTACAAAATTTGCAGGTGCCCATGAGCGATGTGAAGCTATCAATCCTGCTCGATGCCAAGCAAAAGACGGATGCGGCGTTCGCGGCGGTCAACAAGAATTTTTCTGTTTTGACGCAGGGTGCGGGCCTGCTCAAGGGGGCCTTGGCCGGGGCTTTTGCCGGCATCAGCGCCGGGGCCGTGCTGGCCGGCATCAATTCGGTCACCGATGCGGCCAGCAACATGCGCGAGACTGTCAGCAAGGCTAATACCTTGTTCGGAGGCGCCCAGGGTGCTGTGCTTCAAGAGTGGGCCGACGGTGCCGCTGTGTCCATGGGTCTTGCCAAGCAGGCGGCGCTGGATGCCGTGGGATCTATGGGCAACATGTTTTTGCAGCTTGGGGCCGGTGGCACCCAGGCGGCTGATTTGTCCACCAAAATGGTGGACCTATCGGCCGATATCGCTTCGTTCCACAATGTGGCCGGCGGGGCCAATGAGGTATTGGGTACCATGCAGGCGGCCTTCCGCGGCGAGTATGATGCGTTGCAGCGCTACATTCCAACGATCAACGCCGCGGCGGTTGAGCACCAGGCGCTGGCCGATACGGGCAAGAAAAGCAAAGACGAGTTGACCAACCTGGAAAAGGCGATGGCGGCGTATGCCATCATCGTCCAGGACGCCGGCGCGGCGACCGGAGATTTTGAACGCACCAGCGACGGGCTGGCGAACCAGCAGCGCATTCTTTCTGCCAACCTTGCGGACGTAAGCGCCGAGCTGGGCGAAGGGCTGCTTCCGGCGATCACCGAAGTGAATAAGGCTTTTAACGAGCTTTTGTCCGATGAGGGGTTGCGGGCGTCCATGAAGGGCTTCGGCGAGCTGGTCAACGAGTGGCTGGTGTCTCCCGTGGTCGATATGGTCAAAGTCTTTGCCGCCGCCTCCCAGGTGCCCGGTGGGGGCCTGGCTGCGCAGATCGATGAGGTGACGCAGAAGATAAAGGAGCAAAAGGCGTTGATCGACAAGGACCGCGGATATGCCGCGGGCGGCGGCGCCTGGGGTGTGGGCACCGAAGTGTACCAGCGCCAACTCGAAGAGCATTTGGGGACGCTGGAGGTGCTGGAGCAGAAGCTGGCATACCTTAAAGGGCAGCAGGCTGCGGCGGGCGCGACGCGGATCAATCCCTTCGGGTCTTATACGCCGTCTCCGGTGCAGGGCATGCCGGAAGAAACGGCCAAGCAGCTTGACCGGGTAGATAAGGCGCTGGCGTCTTGGTTTGCCGACCTGGACAATAAGTTTGGCTATGACACCGTCGGCGCTTTTTTAGATTACGAGTTTATAGATATCGACCGTCTGGAGGCGAGCCTGCGAAAAGCGGATGCGCTGCTTGCAGATTTTTTTGACGATATCGACAAGGCCCAGCAGGGCGCGCGGACGGTCAACGTGGACAACGCCTTGACCTGGGAGTTCGAGGAGTACGACGCCCAGTGGGCGGCGATGATCGAAAAGACCAAGGCGAGCCAGGAGCAGATGAAGGCCTTGAGCCAGCACACGGCCGAGGCGATGCAGGATGCCTATGCCACGTTTTTCTTCGATGCGATGACCGGCCGGCTAAAGAGCCTTGAAGACTACGCCACGGCGGCGCTGGAGGCCATTGCCAGGGCGTTGTCCAACGTGATGGCCCAGATGGTTCAGGTGGGGGTGCAGTCGGGTATCGGGGCGTTGTTTTCGAGCGGTCCCACGGCTACGTCCACGCCGTTGCCGGAGTCGCAGCTGGGCATCGAGTTTCACGGCGGCGGCGTGGCGGGGGCCGGCGGCGGAAGGGCGCGGTCGTTGCCGGCCGGGGCCTGGGCCGGTGCGCCGCGGCTGCACGGTGGGCTTGCGGCCGATGAGTATGCGGCGATTCTGCGGCGCAACGAGAGCGTGTTCACGCCCGAGCAGACGCGGGCGCTGGGGGCGCGCATGGGCGCTGCGCCGGTGACGCTGGATGTGCAGGTGAAGCTTTACAACGAGGGCGGGGAGCGGTTGGCGCTGGACCGCCAGCAGACGAGCGTGGACGGCGAGCGGGTGGTGGTCGAGGCCTGGATGAGTGCCTACAACGCTAACCGGTTCGGGTTGCGCACGGCGATGGGGAGGTAGCAGACGATGGCCTGGCCGACGCTGACGCCACCCAACCAGATCAAGGTGGAGTTTTACAAGGCGGCCGAGCGCTCCAAGTTCGAGACCGGGCGCCAGGTGTCGGGGGCCAAGGATGCCGCGGTGCGGCGGCGGTTCACGCTGATCTGGGAGCGCTCGCTGCCCCAGGCGGATCTGGACAGCCTGGGCGCGGCCTTCGGCACCGACCAGGGCGGCACGTTTACATGGACGCACCCGATCTCTTCCACGAGCTACACGGTGGCCTATGGCCAGGATTCGATCGAGGGTCACCTGGACGGCAAGGATATCGACCGCTACTCGTGCCAGGTAATTTTAGAGGAGCAATAGGTGAGTCTGGAGCTGGACGCCAACTATATCGCCAAGAAAAACCTTCTGGCCGATGCCGGGGCCTGGGTGTGGCTGATCGCGCTGGAGTACACCAGCGGATCGTTTGTGCGCGTGGCGGCCAACCAGGCGGCGGATATCGTGTGGAACGGTTTTACCTGGCAATGGATGCCGGTAATGGTGGGCGATCTGCGCCAGGAGCGCGGGGCGCTGCCGACGATGGAGCTTTCGGTGTGCAACATCGGGCGCTTCATCCAGGCGTATGCCGAGCAATACAACGGCCTGGCCGACTGCCCGGCGACGCTGGTCGCGGTGCACACGGCGCATCTTACGGTGACCGCCAATCTGCCGACCTATAATTTTGTGGTGGTGAGCAGCATTTTTACTCCGATCTGGGCCAGGCTGAATCTTTCGGTGGCGCCCAATCCGTTCAACGTGGCCGACCCGCGCGACAAGTGGCTGAAGAACTTTTGCGCGTTCAATTTCCCGCATAGCGCCGATGCGCGCTGCCCGTACACGGGCACGACGTACACGACCTGCGACCGCACCCTGTCCGCGTGCATCGTGCGCAACGGCGCGGCCAGCTACCGCTTCGGCGGTGCGCCGGCCATCGGCAACAACCGGGTGTATGTATGAAGCTCGACCATCGCAAATACTTGCGGATTCCTTACACCAAGGCGGACTGCTGGCGCCTGATCCAGCGGGTGTATGCCGATTGCGGCCGGACGCTGCCGGACTTTTCAGCGGTGGCCACCGATGCGGCGGCGATCGCTTTGTGCGTGGCCGGGGCTATGTCGCGCTTCGTGCGCCTGGAGGTGCCGGAAACGCCGTGTGTGGTGGCGATCTGCAACGATGCCGACGACCCCACGCGCATCAATCACTTCGGGGTGTACCTGGGAGACGGCGTGGTGCTGCACACGCTGGCCACCACCGGGCCGAGCGTGTGGCGGCTCAATCACCCGTTCTGGGCCAAGCGGATCGAGGGGTTCTATGCGCCGGTTGAATGATGGCAATGAGATCGACGTGGTCGATGTATTCGCTCCGTATGGCCAGGAAGCGCTTTTGCCGGTGCCTGTGATCGGCCCGGAGGCGTTACCTCCCGGTGTTCCGCCGGGGCATGTGGCGGTGGTGTTCGCGCGCAACCCGCTGGCCACCCCGCTGTTGCCGCAGGTGGTGTTTCTTCCCTGCGACGGGGCGGATGCCCTGACGTATGCCCGGCGGGCGGCTGGAGATGGCGATTACGCCCTGGTGCTGGATGGGGTTGCGGACTGCGCGCACCTGATCCTGCGCCCGGGCGACTGCCTGTTTGCCTGCCCGCTGGCGGGCGGAGGCGATTTCTGGCGCATGCTGGGCATGGTGGCGGTGATGGCTATCGCGCTATACACCCAGCAGCATTGGGCCTATGGCGGTATCTATGGGGCTTTTGCGGCCGGCGCGGCGGTGGCGATCGCCGGCAACTTCGTTGTCAATTCGATTTTCCCGGTGCGCACGGACATCCCGCGGCTGGATACTTCCCTGGACGGTTCGGGCAATTACGGCTGGGGCATGCCCAGCAACGCCTGGCAAGAGGGGTCGAGCCGGGCCCAGTTGATCGGGTGCCGGCGCGTGGCGCCCGCGCGCCTGGCGGCCTATCGCTTCCTGCCGGGCGACGGACAGGCGCGCCAGCGCCTGCGCATGCTGTTCGGCATCTGCGACAACCCGATCGACGCCGTCGCGGCGGCCGATGTGTTCGTCAACGGCAACCCAATTGCCGACTGGCCGGGGGCGCGCTGGACATACACCCGGGGGCTGACGGAAGAGACGCGCGTCATTCCCTGGTTCAACAGCACGCCCACGGAGCAGCAGGTGGGGCTGGATCTTCCCGAGGCCGAGCGGGTGTTCTACCAGGCTACTAGCATCCACGGCTTCCAGCATGGGGTGTACCTGCCACTTTCTTCTTACATCACGGTCGACCAGGATGTGACGCTGATTCAGGCAAAGTTTTTTTTCGACTGGGGCGATGTGGGCAACTCGGTCTTATTTGAAGATTTGTCTATCCACTGCATGGATGTGCAGCGCGAGTGCGATTTTATCATGCAGTACCGGCTGGTGGGGGCCAGCACGTGGAGCACGTACACCTGGGCGGCCGACAGTGGCGCGCCGGACTGGCATTGGGGTTGGGACCAGGATGTCCAGGTATATGCCATGGTGGGCACGGTGAGCGCCCATCTGCCGGAGGGCCAGTACGAGGTGCGCTTTGCCATCGACACCAACGGCATCTCGGGGGCGGACGACGCGATCTCCCTTTTGTACCTGGCCAGCGTGGTGGGCTACAACGCCCTGGGTACGCTGCCGACGGTGGCGACCAACGGCACGGCGGTGACCACGGTGGGCGTGGGTCTGCTTTTGCCCGGCGGTATTTACTACCTGGCCAACAACGGCTCGTTTGCCAGCCACACGGTGCGCGTGGCGGTGGCGGTGCGCCCGTATGGGGCCAGCCAGTGGACGGCGGTGCAGTTTGAGACGATCACCGACGCCACGGCCCAGCCTCTGCGGCGCTTCGTGGAGTTCACGGGCCTTTCCGCCGGCCAGTGGGAGGTGCAGGCCTTCATCGACGATCTGATGCCGGCCGGCAACCGCTACCGGCACGATGTGCAGTTCGAGTTTTTGCAGGAATCGATCGACCAGCGCTTTTCATATCCTGGCACGGCGCTGCTGGCCGTGGATCTGCCGGCCGTGGATACCTATACCAGCGGCTGGCCGGTGGTGGAGGTAAAGGCCCAGCGGAGCAACTACGCCGCGTTGCGGCCGTCGACCAATCCGGCCTGGGCGGCCTATTACCGGCTGATCCAGACGTACAACCAGGATGCTGCCGACGTTAATCTTTCGGCTTTCGAGGAGTGGGCGGCGTTTTGCGACACCAACAGCCTGACGGTGAGCCTGTACCTGGACACCCAGCTCGATATGGACACGGTGCTGGGGCATATCGCCATGGCCGGACGTGCGGTCATCACCCGGTTCGGGGCCAACTGGGACGTGATCATCGAGCGCGCGGCGGCGGCCCAGCAGACCTTCGGCACGGACAACATCATCGCCGATTCGTTCGAGGAGAGTTTTGCGGGCGCGTCGGACCGGGCCAACACCGTGGTGTGCTGGTTTTTCGATAAGGACGGAGACTACCGGCGCACGCCGGTCAAGGTGCGCCATCCCAACAGCGGCGGCGAGCAGGAGAAGATTTACGAACTGACGCTGTACGGGGTGGACAACATAGACCAGGCCACGAGCCATGCCATATTGCTGCTCAACCGCACCTATCTGACGCGCCGCTCGATGAGCTGGCTGTCATGGGTGGATGCCATCGGATGCCGGCCGGGCGATGTGGTCTACCTGCAAAACGATCTTCCGATGTGGGGCCTGGCCCCTGGGCGGGTGGTGAGCGCCAACTCTACGAGCGTGACGTGCGATATCCCCAGGGATTTGAGCGGGGCTGAGTATGCCGGCCGCACGCTGCGCATCCTGGTGCGCCACCAGACGGCGGCCACGGCGGGCGACACGGCCGATGACATCGAGCGCCTGGCGCTGGTAAACCCGCACGGGTCGGCGGGTGATGACGCGGTGACCACCTGGACGCTTAACGGCGTGACCTTCGACCGCATTCCGGCGGCCGATGCCCTGGTGCTGGTGGGTTGGGTGACGGGGGCCGATGCCTCGTCGGGCGATGAGCTTCTCAGCGTGAAGGAAGTGCGCATCACCGAGATCACCCAGCACGAGCCGCGCAAGTTCCGCATCCGGGCCGAGGAGTACTACGATGCGGCCTACGAAGACGATTATGTGATCTCGACGCTTCCGGCCACGGAAAGCGGCCTTTCGGTGGCCGATGCCGCGGGCGGAGCCGGCTGGGTGGTGCGCGGATTAGACCAGGTGGATTACATCTCCCTGACCTGGACGGGCAACTCGAACCGCTTCTATGTGTTCTACCGGGTGGAAACGGGCACCAGCCAGTGGGGCGACTGGCGCTTTTACCGCACGGTGGCCGGGCACAGCCTGCGCATCGAGGACTTGCCTGCGGGGCACACCTATCAGTTTTCCATCAATGTGTACGGGCACCCCAACCTTACGGCCGGGCACCTGGCCACGGTGGCCTTCGCGGCCACCGAGCACACGGATATCTTGACCACCCCGGCCAACCTGCGC